TACCCTTCCAGCATCTGATCGTCCATCCGACTTGTCGCATCTTTCCAGAACCGTTCGTACCACTCCTTGCCCCACTCGCGGGCGTCGGCACTGATTGAGTACGGCCCAACCAGCATAGCGATACGCTCCAGGTCTTGTACCAACCCAGCGCGGAGTGCGCTGTCGCCCCTCCCCACTTGCTCATCCACGTAGGCAATGTACCGCTCCTTCGTATCCCCGTAGACGAATATGCACCGGCTACTCAGCCCCCCTCCAATCATTGCCTGGGGCATGTTATCCGCAACCCAGTGGGGTGTTGTGGCCGCCAGCATGTTAATCCACGGCCCCTCAACTGTATCATTCCCGCTCATCTTTGTAATCTTCTCGTACGTTTTCTTGCCATCCCACAGCTCAATAAGTAGGTTCACCATGTCCTTATCTTGGAGGTTCAGCAAGCTGCCAAGCTCAGATGCAACCAGCGTCAGAGGACTCATCGGGTGCCACTCTGCGTTGTACTCGAACGACTCGGAGGCAGCAGCAAAGGCTGTCACCAGCGCTTGCCAGGTGATTGCGTTCGGCCCAAACTTAACCCCAGGTACTTGCTTCAGCAAATCTGTTGCTATGTCAATGGTGGTGGACTTGGCAACAACCCCTGGAGGGCCGACGTAGATGATGTAGAAAGAAGGGTACCAGCAAAACCGCTTCATGTCTATCCACACACGGCGGCGAAGTGCTCCTGCAATTGTACCAACAGCGCTCCAGAAGTGCATCCGCTTGGGAGCCTCCGTCACGCTGGCGTACTCTAGGTAGGCTCGTATCCAGTCGGGAAAGTTTCGTTTAAGCATTGTCGCGCCTTTTCTTAATGCGTTGTATAGTTGTTTTGGATACTCCAAACTGGCGCGCTACAGCTACTTGCGGTAGGTAGTCTAGGAGTTCCTTTATCTTCTTGATCTCAGCATCCGTCATATTGTCAAGGTTCCGAGCTACTCCCTTGTCAATGTAAGGTGTGGGCTTGCGTACCTTCTTCGGCGGCTCCGCCTCCGGCATCAGGACTACCAGTCTTGGGGCGGTGTTAGGCACAGTCACCCCAGCTTACAACAGAGGTCTTAACGCCCGTCGGAATAATTAGTGGCTCGGGATACGGGACTATTACCTTGCTATGCTGAGCCATAAGGGGAAGGAGGGTGTCGCGGCGGTGAGTTGGGAACTGCCCCGCAAGGGAATCGTGCACTTGGATTAGCACTTGCACCTCAGGAATATTCTCATGGAAAGCAGTCCAAACCTTGTTGATTACGATACCAACGGTACTTTGAGGAACCCACGCAACCGCCTCTGGCAGTATGCCCTCAAGTCTGTCGAAGATATACCAGCGGTAACCAAAAGCATTTTCCACGTACCGTCGTTTAGTGATATTATCCAGTGTTCTTTGGTGCCACCGAAGGATACCTGGGTGAGCTGAAAACCAGTATTTCTGAGTCTTATCAATTTCGTGGACACCCCTGCCCGTGTGAGCTGCGACTGTCTTAGCGCCGCCGACGTAGTTCGTCGCGTGGCAGAATACCTTAGCAAATTCCCGCTTATACTTCCTCGGGCCGCGATGGTCGGGATACTTTGGATGGCTTTCAACTAACTCCTCCAGTGGTGGTGGTTCCTGCTTGTCCAGGATGTAGACATTCAGAAGGTGCATATCAATTCCCAGGCGCATAGCAGCCATCCATTCCGGCTCACCACTCTCCCAGACGACTACCTGCAAGTCCGCTCTGTCCAAGTCCATGTCGAAGAAAGTGAAGCCTGGATCAGGGCCATACATACTGCGGATATTAGGTAGAGTAAAATCCATACTTCCACGCGCGGCAGCTTTGCCTGCCGACTTACTCTTTTCACTTGGTATAGTCTGGAGGTTACCGCCAGATCCAAACGGATTCTTACCAGAGCTAAGTCTATAAGAATATGGCGCAGATTTACCACCGGCATCTCCCGCAATGTTGAAGGAACATCTCATCCTGCCATCCGTGTCAAGGGGCATCAAGACAAAGTCGTTAAGAAACTTACCCAGCGTACGAATATCTGCAATGGCGTTGCACAGTGGCTTGAGAAGGGGCTCCCTTGCCGCGATCTTTGTCAGCGCCTCGTCATCACAAGTCGGCGACATCTTAGTATGGCCAAGCACTACCGTTCGCTTGTATATGATCGGCTGCTTCAGGTCTTCATAGAACAGGGCTTGCATCTGCTTGGGGGAGGCAGGATTGATTGTGTGGCCCAGGACGTTGTACAGGAAAGCTTCCCGATGGGAAAGTTCTTCCTGAATGTCCATCGCCATTGTTCTGATAACTTCCGGCCGCACCCTTACGCCGCGAAGCATAGCGCGGAGGACGGGGTGGAACAGTCTCTGTTGCCACGCATCAACTTGCGCAAGGCCCATAGCCTCAGCCGCCTTGTGTAGGGTCTCCCCGACTTCCCGCGTGTAGATACAGTCCTGGAGATTGTACTTCCACCGCTGTTCCTCAGGTGCATCGGAGGCAATCTTTCCCTCGTCTTTCCAGTAAACGTACCAGTCGGTGTACATGCTGGCGACAAAGTACAGCGCCTTCGGGAGGGCGGCGAACAGGGAATGTTGACTGATCATTGTATCCTGGCCGCCGCGAGGGATAAAGTGCCAGTTGTAATGGACAATCTGGGCATCAAACAGTCCGTTATGCCAGCGCACCCTAACATTCTTATGGGTGAGAAGTTTGTACAGCCGCCAGACCACTTCCACTTCCTCCGCCTCACTCCAGTATCCCGCCTTGTTTGAGTGCGTCATGAAGGGAATGCAGATGGCATCCTCCCGCGACCAGCTGATACCGATGCAGTCTACGTAGACGTGTCCGCGGCCTCGAGTCTCAATGTCAAAGTCTAGCCACACCGGATCAGCGTGCTGGTCGCAATCGGAGATGAGAGCTTCCAGCGTACTGATTGTCTGGGTGAACGTGGGGCGAACTGCAAACTTCCACGTAGGAGTGTTCTCATACTCCTTCGTACCCATGTGCCGCTTCACCCGACGGAGATCACTTAGGACAATTGCCCGTTGTGTCCAGTCCTTGAATATCGCGGAAGGGTGGAGTGTTGGAATTACCTTTATACTCTTTTCAGCTTCGGAAGTTAGGTAGAGCTGGGAACCCCTCCACTTACCTACACCCCAGTGATGAGTCAATGCCCACATTGCAAGGTTGCCAAAGGCTACGATGATGTTCGGCTGCACCATCTCGATCTCAGCCATGAGCTGCTTGTAACCCTCGACCACCTCGCGGCTGACGTGACGATCCCCCAGAAGGACGTGGGCAGCAGTGACGTCCTTCTTCTTTGCGGGGATGAAGTTGCTGAGGAGTCCGTCGGGCGGCCTCACCCGAACCACGCTGGTAACGTAGCACTCCGATCTCATAATCCCCACTTCGTGCAGCATTCGGTTTAGCTCCTGCCCCGCTGCTCCCGCGAACGCTACACCAGCCCGTTCCTCTTGCTCGCTTGCCGCCTCCCCAACCAGCATGATGCGGGAAGGGATTGGCCCATCTCCTCTAATCGCCATGTTAGAGCTCCAATTCTAGCTGCGCTTTCAGCTTCTCAATCCGTTGCAAAGCTATCCCGTAGCTTGCAGTGTCCATCTCGATGCCGGTCGCCTTGCACTTCAATGCGTGGGCGGCAGCGAAGATCGGACCTGATCCCATAAAAGGATCAAGCACACTGTCGCCAGGACGAACTGAACGAGCAAGTAATTCCTGAAAGAGAGCAACTGGCTTCTGGGCAGCATGTCCAAGGTTAGCATCAGGAGGATAATCGAGAACATCACCAGCCATTTTAGTAACATTGCGCTTACCTTTCACTGCGTAGAGGATTGTTTCATACTTGCGCTGCGGGCCTTGCTCTGGCCAGGGTGCGCGCATACCTGACTTCTTCAACCAGATAAGGGGAGTGCGGAATACATTCCAGCCAGCGGTAGAGAAGAACTCTTTAAGGATAAGAAATTTATCAATGTCGCAGAAAGCGTATAGATGTGCCTGGGGCTTCGTGATACGGAAGGACTCGCGAGCAAGGACGGAGTAGCAAGCAAGAGCGTTTTCTTCAGAATCCTTATACCCGTGAGCGCCAGCGGCTAGACCGCCCGAATCTCCGAACTCATCTGCTCCCATTCCGTAGGGCGGGTCAGTCAGTATTACGTCAAAGCTTTCCGCGGGCGCTTCTGCGAGCCAGACAAGGGCGTCTTGGTTAAGGGCGGTGTGTAGCTCAGCGGTGAAAGTTCGTCCCACCCGTTCACCAAGTTGTCTATTCTTTTCAGTGGTCTCGGCTTTTTTAAGTAGCTTAAAGGCTTCGTCGACGCTTTTCGCGGCTTTGATTTCTGGGTTATCAAGGTGCTTTGAAACGATAAGCTCCCGTCGGGTAGTTTCTTGATTGATACCCTCCGCTGAGCCTCGAACTTCAATTGCAAGGTCAGCAACGGTTGGTGTAGGATCTCCCCGCGCAGCAGCTTGTTTAACTCGTAATCCGTTAAGGCGACTGTGAGCAGCAGCACGCTCTTGCCAGGTAAGGTCTTCACGTTGAATGTTCTCCTCGAGTTCAGCTTCCTCGGCCGACAGCGGGTCGAGATCGCTCAGTAGGGTGTAAGGAATAAAGCCAGCGGGAACTTCCTTCCCGTCATGCTTGATGGTGCCGCCGAGATCTGCAAGATCTGTAATTGCGCGAAGGCGACGCTCGCCCGCGACTAGGACGTACTTGCCGTGAAGAATGCGGAGGATGATAGGGTGAAGAAGGCCACGCTTGGATATGCCATCTGCAAATTCGTGGAGCTTGTCGGCGGCGAACACTTTCCGCTGGCGGTTGGGAAGGACTACTACTTGGGACAGTTCAATAAGATTCATCACAGCTCCTGAAGTAAAAAAAGAGGAGACCCGAAGGCCTCCCCAAAGGTGCAGCGAAGTTAAGCTGGGAGAATCTGTGCAACTTTCTCCACGATGTTACCGTTGTACAGCTCGTGAGCGATCTTCACCTTCACGATCTTGCCCGTCAGCATACGCCACGCAAAGGCTTCGCCTGGCTTGTTCATGCCGGTAGCCTCGCGGTACGTGCGCTGGCCGCGATTCTTACCTTTGCTATTGTCCAGCCCACCTTGCGGCGTCAAGTCGAGGAACACACGGTCGGTCAGCTGGAACTCGTTCGGTAAACCCAGTGCCTGGATAGCTGCGGGGATCTGCAACTTCAGCGGGATAAGCATGCTGATCCAGGGATTGCCGGCGTTGTCGCCCTTGCTGATCGTGCCCGAGTCCGTCTTGATCTCGCCGATAACTGCGGTAAAGAGACCGTTTGGATCTTCGGGATTTTCTGCGGGGACAGTCGGGCGCTTCTCGTTCGCTTCGTTGGTCTGCGCGTCCAGGAACGCTTGCGGGTCAAATGCACTCATTTTGATACTCCTTGGTTAAGGTACTACGGTTATGAACAGGGTTCCTGCTGTTCGCCAGGTCTTAATCTATAGCCCCGCTCGCTTCTTCCACACATCAAACACAAGGGCAAAGTCGGGAAGGATACCCGCCTTGTACCCGAGTGAACGCGTCTTAGTATCCACTCCATACGCGGCGGTATCCCAGGTAAACTTTGTTCCATCCCGTACTGTGTAGATCACGTCAGAAAACAGCGTTGGGATCTCGGTCGCAAGCGCCTTGCCAATTGCCTTGATCATGATCTTAGTGGATTGGGTGACTTGATCCGTCTCCCTGTCTACGTGGGCTGTCATCACGAAGGGGCAGCTTACCCCCTGGGTGAGGAGGCGAAGGAAGTTCATAAGGGTATTCTGGGCAACGCCATAGTCGCCAGGACTGGCCATCGGGCGCGAGCCTATCTGCATCTTCATGGCGGCGTTACTCGTCTCGGTGAGGGAGTCCATAGCAAAAACCCTCTTCGCGGGGAACTCGTCTACGCTGCCAAGGGACTTGCCGGTACGATCATCTTTGAAGTCGGCGCAGCTTCCGAGGATCTTCCAGAAGGCGTTGTTGTCTCCGCCGCGATTCCCGTCCACTGACTTGGCAAGGGATTCATAGCTAAGCTTGCCGACGTTATCCGCTTGCTGGATCAGACTTTTCAGGGACACCGGCTTGGTAAGTTGCTGGTGCCAGAAGCAGCCTGGCGGCGGCTCTTTCCCTTTGTCTCGGAAGTACCCGAGGAATGTCTCCAGCCCGTTCTCGGTGAATAGAATTGCCAGCTCAAACCCGTTCTTATCACACCATTCTGCAAGCGTTCCAAGAGCGAACGTCTTGCCTGTTCCACTCACTCCCATCAGGCACACCTTCGGCCCAACAAGTATCTTACTGTCCGTCTGACTCATGATAATTCCTCTCTACATGGTTAATGTGAATCAACAACTCTCGCTGCAAGACGGCGGCAGGTAGCACTTCCAGCACCGCTCCCCATCCCCATCGGCCTACAGCATCCTTCCTTTCCATCGGGATTAGGATACTTCCTGGGATCTTATACCAGCTTGCTACACACGCAGGAACGTGTTGCTCGCAGGGCACTGTTAACAGCTGCCAGTACGCTCCAGCTACAATCCTACCCCACACGTCGCCGCAAGTTGGGCAGAAGTATGCAATGCTGTCTACGGCGTAGGAATCACGAAGCTCTGCTGATGCAATGTACTTGTCAGATATTAGGTATGTTATGTTCATCTTCCACCCCTATCCCATGTGCGCGTTCGATAGCTCTTGCAAAAACAGTAAGCCGTGTAACGCCTATCGGTGAACTTCTCTGCGCCCACTCCCACGCTTTATCTATCTCCTCCTCCGTCAGCGGCATCTTTTTAAACTTCTTTTCGTATTCATTTCGCGGATCAAGACCACCATCTGAAACGATGTCTGAATACGTTGACTGCAAATGTATCTTAGTCATGTGTTCTTCTCCCGCAGTTTGGCTTGTACCGCCCTCATTGCCACCTCACGAGCAACCATAAAACCATCTGCGTAACTACTTTCGTCCATCTCCTCATCCGTCAGCCCGACCCACTCTTTAGGAAGAGGCACCACCATGAACCCCACAGGTGCTGGGTTTACGATGAACCCTTTCTGGATATAGAGTGCATGAACCTCGACATCGTTGGGGATGTCGTTAGCCAATGTTATGGCTTCTTCTCGACTCGCCTTGATGAAGGTCACAGCTTCTTGTATCTTCTTGGTCACGTGTTCTTCTCCTTTAGTTTGGCTTCGATGGCGCGGGAAAAATCAGCGTGATATGTATTGCTCCAGCGAAACGAATTTGCAATGTCTGCAATTTCATCATCCGTCAGCCCGATCCATTCCCTGCGCTGCGGGGCGGTGTAGAGGGGTCTCGGCTTGCTGTAAATTGTTGACGGTTTTTTTAACCACATTAAATCCCCGTTAGTTCCGACACACGCAACCGGTTCCTGTTTTGGTTCCGCAAGCGCGGCTTCAAGGTCGTTTATTACATTCCACGCATTTGACTCAGAGGTTATCAACTCCTCCAATGCCGCTAGTGCGGCCTCTCTCAATTTTTTGCTCATTTCATTCAATCCCAAAGTGTTGAGCTATTCTTTCTGCCGCTTCGTATGCTGGGCCGTTCTCATCTTTCCGAACTTGTGCAATACACTCCCGCACAATCAACCCAGTGAAATTTTCCACCACATTATCGTCATTAACTTTTGGATCGTGCATAAACACAGCATCACCCCAGACTGCAAATCCAGCCTGTGCAGCCAGTTGTTTTATCTTTTTGTTCATCATTCACCTCCTCTGATTGCTGCTGCATCCATCTCTCTTAAATCATTGGCGGCGTCTGACACGCCATGCCAATCTTCCTGCCGCACTTTCATCAGCAGATAGCTAATCATCACGGATCTGTCTAGCTTCATGTTAAACAGTTCACACTCCAAGCGTTCAACATCACCCTCGGACGCAACGAGCGCCCGCTCCAGTACAGCCACTCGTTGCTTCATGCTAATCCTCCAGGACAGTTTCTGTGCGAGCTACGGGGTCCCACTTCCTACGCTCAAACTGAGTCTCGAGGAGGCTGGTTGGATCGCGCATCTGGCACACTCCGCGGAAGGGGCAGCCGCCGTACTCCGCGCACGCGTGATCAAGATTAAGGTCGAAGTAACCTTCCTCCCAGGCGGCAATCATTCGCTTAGCATCCCGCAACAGCTGTTCATACCAGCGATCAATCATCCACTGAGGCCGGTAGGTAATTGCCTGGAGAGTGTCATATTTAGTCTTTAGTATAGACACTCCCCGCACAAGAAAACCATCCAGCTTTATCCCCGCCCGCCCAGCGCCCCAGACGTAGGAGGTAAACTGACTCCGGAGATCCCACTGTCGCGGCCAAGACGCGCCAAGTTGCGAGGTGGTTTTATCATCCTCCCCTAGGTGCATTCCGTCAAAGTCTACCATCATGTCCATACGCCCGCTGTACAAGATAGGATCACCCGTTTCTGGGTGAATAATATCTATCGGCTCGAGGAAAGAGAATTCAATTCCCCGCTTGCCGCCAGGTAGTGTCATCGGAATTGCCTTATCCGTCTCCATCGGGTAAGCGGTGAAGTAATACTCCAACGCACCGGCTGTCCGTTCGAGGGACTTAGCCGACTCGGGAGGACACTCGAAGTCGCCGTAGGTTTCTATCAGCTTCGTCAGCCCCAGCGCAATAGCAGTATCGGGCGACTGGCCATCTACGAAGTATGCTGCTCGAGCCGCCTCTAAACCGGCGGCATATGCTGCGCCGGCTACAAGGTGAACGGACTGATTCTTGATCTTCCAGTGCTGCATGAATTCCAAGTGAGCCTTTGTCGGGCAGCTACGGAAGGCGGCGATGATGGTACTGTCCAGGACAGTAGGAAAGGGTGCGCGCTTCATAACTGCACCTTCTTAATGTAGCGAAGAAGAGCTCTGATGACAGCATCTTCTAGAATGATACAGTTTAGCTCTTCCTGCCCGTCCTCGGTAGTAAGGATAATCTTTCCAAATTCGTCTACATCTGCGTAGACTGCATCGCCTAAGTATTCTTTAGATGCACTCATTGCTATGATCCTCCAACGCGAGCAATTCCTGTGCGCGTTCTTCTAGTGCGTTAGCTTTCACCTGCGCGTTAGCCAGCACCTCTTCCCGTTCCTTCATAAAGCCGTCGTAGGCTTTCTTCCTCAGCATCCCTTCATCGGGGAGATCGAATTCAATTTCCTGCGTCCCGATAAGAGTGCGGGAATTATCCCAGGTTATTTCAGTATTCGCAAAGACGAAATTGAACTTCTTATCGTAAGTGCTCCACTCAGAGTGGATGTAAATTGTCTGCGTATGTTTCATAAAGCCTCCATCTATCTCGGTTAAAGGTCGTTGAGTTCATCCAGCATATCTGCTGCTGCCGGTATTTCTGCTATTGCTTTCTTACGCTTCGCCGCCCCGCTTGCTGCCTGGGCACTAACCCGCCCAGACCGGAGGTGAAGTATTGCCTCTTTCATTTCCTCGATGGTGAGCGTGCCCTCGGCGGCACGTAATCGCCAGGAAGAAATCTTTGCTTGAAGTTCAAGCGGTATTGGACTGCCCATAAATAAGCCCTTTCAATAGTTCTATTGC